AGTAACTGCTATCGCAAGTCTAGTGACTGCAATAACGGTCGCAAGGCAAAACAAAAAGCGTAAACCGAAGTTCCCGCAAAAGAAAAGGTAAACGCTAAGAGGTAGGGGCGAAAGCCCCTTACACCTCTATTTTATCAAATGAAAAGAGGAAAAGCAATGGTTAGTGCAATAGCTATTTTTATAATCGCCATCAATGTATATATCTATCTAAAAAATAAAAAGGACAAATAGGATGAGGAAAGTTATTCAAGAATTATTAGACGGTTCGATGTCTACGTCTGCTATTTCGCAAGGCGCTGGAGTTCCGTGGACTACCGTTTCTGATCTCAGAAAAGGAAAAACAAGCATGGACAAAATGGCGCTTTTAACAGCAGAAAAACTTTATGAATTTGCTATAACTGACAAGCAGTGATTTTGGTCACTGCTTTTATTATTGCAAACAAAAAACCGCAAGCCTGAGCCTGCGGTAGATAAACATTTTAGAAAAGTTTTCCTTTCATTTTATTTTTTAATTTATTTAGTGGTAATGAGCCCGTCTGGCTCTACTGTGAACTCTGGCTTGTCTGCCATCGTTCCGTCTGGTTTGAGATAGTACCAGCCTTGACCTGCTCTGACGAATTCATTAGATACCATGTTACCATCTTTACTATCAAGGTAGTACCAAGTATCTTTGTACTTGACCCATCCTGTCTTCATGGCGCCTTCTGCGTCGAAGTAATACCACCTCTCAGCGATTTTCTTCCAACCTGTCGCCATTTCTCCTGAGTTATCAAACCAGTACCAGTTGCCGTCTGAGTGCTTCTTCCAGCGGTCTGCAAGCATGTAGCCTGAACCGTCGAAATAATACCAGGTGCCGTCAATCTTCTCAAATTTGTCTTTTGGATAGCTTCCATCTGAGTGTACGTACCAGTAGCCCGTATCATTCTTCTGCCAGCCTGTTTCAGAGCCTAACCCGTTCTCAATATCTCGCTTAAACTGTTCACGGCTAACACCCCATTTCGCAAGATAAGGATACGGGTCAACGTGGTCGCTACTGTTATCCGGCTGGTTATTGGTACAGTATTCATGCGTTTTGATACCTTCCAAGTCGTCTGTATCAAGAGTTTTCGGCAAACCTGCTTCATCTGCTAGATTTCGTAGCAATTCGATATAAAGGCGATAGTCTGTCATGAACTCTTCTTTAGTTGAATGACTTTCAATCAATTCAACTGCTGCATATGTCTCAGCATTCCAACCGCCCCCAACGTCCCACATTCCCTTGTTTACAGGACCTACCTGCATAACACGACCGTTACCAACAACATGAGAAAAGAACCCAAGTCCAGGGTCTTTTCTGTAGTGGTAGTCCGCCTCATTCTGAGCGGTTGAGTTGCGGTTGCCTGTAGAGTGGGCGTGAACCTGACGGAAAGGCTCAAATCCAACAATCGGCAAATCCGTGCGTAGTCTACTTGTATCGATATCCATGATCATTCCCCTTTCCATGCGTCATTCATCTGCTTCACTGCTGATTCTACAAACATTTCAAGTTCTCTATTAGTCATAGTGACATTGTACTTTTTAAGCTCTGCAAGCATATGTACTTTAGCTTGTTCAAGTTTTTCATCACCTTTGTAGCCCGTTTCAGCTGCTACTTGCTCTACTGCATGTACTGCGTTTTTAGCTAAGATTTCAGCGATTTTTACCGCCTTCTCTCCGCCTTTTCGCAAAAGATAATCCTTCACTGCTTTTACAATGTTTCCTACTGCTACAGCTAAAAAGCCTGTAGCAAAAGCAATAATCAGTTCATTAAATTGTGACATGTTACATTTCCTTTCTTTTATACGTAAAATCCGATATCTTCGCCATTGATAAGCGTCCGCTTATCTAGTCCAAGATACGCCTTAAGGCCTGCTTCTTTATCGCTAATAAAGATATACTTTGAAAAAACTAAATCTTTTTTAAAGCGTTCACTTTTAAAGATAAAAGGTTCTTTTTGTCCGCCTACCCTCACGCCTTTGATTTCCGGATAGTTTTTTATCTTTTCAGGCATTGTGAAAAGCATCCCATCTTCATATACCATGAAAACAACTCTATACCCCATTAAAGTTTCAAAAAGTTCAGGCACGCTACTCCATAAAAGCTGTTTGCCAAGATACCTTTTTACGATTTCTTGATTTCCAAGCATGATTTTTACTCTATCTCTCATAGTATCACCTACTTAAAAATATCGTAAATCGTGTTTGAGTCTTTGCTTGCAATTGCGTCATACTGCGCTTGCGTGCCTGCCCAATATCTAATCGGTTGCCCACCGTTTTGGTTGACGATATTTTGGCCGGGCGCTCCTGCTGGTCCACGTTCCCCTGTGGCTCCTCTAGCGCCTGCAGGGCCTACATTCCCTTGAGGTCCTCGTTGACCTTGGACACCCTGCGGACCTCGTTCGCCATCGTTGACATTATCCAAACGAGTGAAAGCAGAGGTTTTTAGACCTCTGTAATTCACTTCGATACGAACTTCAAACCAACCACCAGAGCGCTGGGTGGCGCTCCATGTACTAAATTTTCCAGTGGAATCTGGAGTCTGATTTCTCAATACCCCCCAGTTATTATTTCCGAAACCTCGATAGTAGTAATCAAGAGTATAGCCACTCGTGAGCTTTTCTCCGTCATAAAATACATCTGCGAATAAATTTAGCTGGCTAGTCGAACCATTTCGATAACTCCCTTCAATGCGGACAGTTGCATTTAAGCTGTGACCATTCTCACCCCTCAAGCTATCTCGTTGAGTCGGTGTCAATGTGTCAAACGATGGCCGGCTTTCTAAAGCTGAAATCTTTTGTTTCAACTCGGTGTCGTTGTAAGTTGAATACAAGTGTCTTGAGCCAATCTTTCTCACAGAAATACCTTGAGCGCTGATGCCTGTTACAATCCAGTAGCCTTCATCTGCTCCTTCAGAGTTGTTATTAAAGCTTTGAATTACATCTCCTAATTTGATACCTATTGGATTCATCAAAGAATTGATTGGTATTGTCGCAGTAGCACCGACTTCGTTTCCGGCAATGTCCGATTTTGAAATCCGATATTCTGAGCTTCTCAAAACTGTTGGAAGATTGACAGACCCACCATTTGTAAGACTTAGCCGGTTGCCTTCTAAGCTAAGGGTTTGATTCTCAGTAAGATAATGCTTTGCCTCTAGCTCATCTTTCGTAACCTGTTGCTCTTTAATGCCCTTGATATCCTTACCGATTGCTGTCGCTAAACTTTCAAGGCTCTTCATAGACTTCACGCTTTCGCTTGATTATATGTCGCTACTAAATCAAGATTAGCAATCTGGTCAACGCGTCCGCTGACCTCTGTCACTTTGCCAAGAAGTGCGCCATTCTCGTCTTGTCCCATGTTAGTAATCTTATCCGCGATTTCTTTTAGCGTGTCAAGATTCTCAGGCACAGACTCACCCAAGATTTCAGCCTTGACCTCTGTTTTAGCTTGAGTGACTGCCTGTGAGATAGCTTGCGTCATTGCTGAATTGCTAACCTTGGTTTTCAATTCTTCGTTAACTCGTTTGTTATCTTCTCCCAATGTGCGGGCAAATTCTGTTAATTTTGTAGTTTCCATTTTTTTCTATACCTTTCCAAGATTATAAAAGAAGAGTAGATCGGGAAATTCCGGACATACTCCACCATCTGTTACTGTTTTTTCTGAAAGTTGTTTCTCAACTTCCTTTGCTATATCCAGCTCTTTGAGAGCATGGACTTCCTCTGTGACCAATTCTTTATCTGAAGCCACTATCTTGATGTGCGTAGCCTTATCGCTTGGAAAAATATATCCGCCAGCACTAATCTCTAAGCGGTATTTCCCAACAGGCAAGATAGCATCCAGATTAAAATTCACGCTTGAGTTCATGACAGTCACCTTCTTCTTCCATTGATACTTGTCCATGGTCAGACTAACAACCGCCACCTCCCCATCAAGAGAGGAGACGGCTCGATAGTCTTCGTCTAAAAGGACGAATCCAAAGGTAGAAGCTACATCACCTTGTTTAATGAGGTGACCGCCATCAACCTGTGCGAGATTGGTCGTATTGAGATTACAGACCATTCTGCGCCCCTTTCTTAGCTTTTGCTTTGAATCAACGTTTTCAACTCTCTGACATCTTCACCTAGCGATTTAACTTGTTCCGCAAGTACCAAGATAGCCTTGTTCTGTTCATCGTGGTTATCTAGTCGTTTATTGGCAGATTCTTTAAATTCACGTAGGTTCTCAATGTCTTTTTCCATCGCGGTAATGCGATTCTCCTGCTTTGTGGCTCTGTCTTTCATGGAGAAATACAAGATAATAACAGGAATCATAGAGATTACGAAACGAATAACGAGGTGTTCAAATTCCGCCATAGGCACCTCCATTATTGATTAGATATAACTGTTGTAGCAGAAGGCTCTGCTGCTGTAGGTGCGACGGTAGCTGTCGTAGAAACTGCAGCTGCTGGTGCAACATTCGTAGGCTCATTTTGTTCTTTAGGCTCGTACTTCCACGCTACGCCATATCCATCACGTTCAAGACGTCCATCACGAATAAAGTCGCTTGCAGGCTCTCCATTATAAGTAAATTCACGGTTAAGTTGTACCAGAACCCTCTTACCTTCACCATCTACCTCAACATGTGCTGGGTCTTCAATGGTAATCAAGTCACCTGGCATATAGTGTTTACCTACTTCAGCTGATTGAATTAAATCAACTAAAACTTTATAAGCTGTTCCGTACTGAAGCAATTTTTCTGTTATAAAGGCTTGCGGGCCTTAATTTTTGTAAATTCAATAATTTCTTTCTTATCCTCTTCGGATATCTTATTAAAATAAAAAAGCAATTCTTTTTCCAGATTCGTATGAAACATGTACTTTTTTTTATTCGCGGGATCATTAAAA